GAGAACTTCGACCATACGGAACCTTTTAAGGGAGACAACGGCATACGCTTTGAGGGCTGGGATGGACAATGACCGCTCGGTGTGCTAAAATACGAAAGTGGGTGATACCATGCAGGAACTTAACTATGTACAGACTGAATTAGAGATAAAAGCTTTTGATTTCAAAGAGCGAACCTTCGACGCGGTTGCCGCAGGGATTGGCAACGTGGACGCGGGTAAGGACATGTTTACCTCTGGTGCGTTTAAGCGTTCGATAGACGGAATGGTAAAAGCGGGCAAGGTTAAATTCTTGGACGCTCACCCCTACAAATATCCCGGCGTACCAAGCACCAAGTTTATCCTCGGCAAAGTTGTCGCCGCATACGAGACAGAGACCGAACTGGTGGTGCGTATTTTCGTAAGCGACACCCCAGACGGCAACGACTTGCTGACTAAGATACAGGACGGCGTAGTAGATGCGTTGTCCGTCGGCTATTTAGTAGTCCGGCAACACAGAGAAAAAATCGAGGGAGAGGAAGATGTTATTCGCGTCCTTGAGGAGGTGAAATTGATGGAAGTAAGCGCTGTCATTTGGGGAATGAATGACCGTGCTACCATCAACGCTATGAGTGTTAAAGAAGAAGAAGACAAAAAGAAAATAAAGGCGCTCACCTACACTGCCACCCTTGAGGAGGCAACGGCAGAAGATCAACTTTGGAAGTCCAATCGGGTTTTCAATGAAACGATCAATGACATTATCAGTGACGAAACGGTTACTGGGGATGAGAAAGCGCCTCTGCTCCAGAAGGCACTGGATGATTACAAGGATGCACTGTCTTTGCTCTTAGGTTTGGAAAAGGCTGAATTGACAGACAAGGAAAATGAGTATATAATCAGGGCTAACGAGCCACTGGCTGCACTTCTTAAAGGAGCGCAGGCACACGGGGAAACGGATGGAGAGAAAGAAACCAAGTCCGAACCCGTCCCGCCTGAATCCGATGGAACCCGCACCGATGAAGAGACACACGCTCTGAAACAACGGGTAACCAATTTGCGTATTATGCAATTGGGAGATTAAGAAGAAAGGAGTGCAGAAACGATGGATTACAAAAGTAAAATCGAAGCCTTGAACAAAGACATTGGCAAGGCCGCAACTGAGGCCAAGACGCTGATGGATGAGTTCGAGGGCAAGGCAATGCCAGAGGGCAAAGCCGCAGAAGTCGATACGCTCTGTAAGGAAGCCGAGGAAATGCAGGTAGAAGTCAAGCGGTTCGAGAAACTGCTTGGAATCGAAAGGCATACCTCCGAGCTTGACCTCCGTATCCCTCACAAAGAGGGCGACCAGGAGGGAGAGCGGAATAAGCAGGAAGGCGAAGCCGAGGTTAAGGTTGACAAGATTGTTGGATGGCTTACCGTAGGTCAAGCCTATACTCACGCAAAAGAGTACTTGGAAGGCAAGAACATTGGTTTTCAGGGTTCCTCACCGATGACTAAGATGCAAGCCAAGGACGGCCTTGTTGCCGTTACCGAGAGTATGCTGGCTGAGATTAAAGCAGCGGATGTTACCACATCTATTGCTGGCGATCTCATTCAGAACGACCGGGTTGGCGAGATCATCAAGGTAGAAGATCGACCACTCCGTATCCGCGGTCTCTTGACCGTTGGCGGAACTGGGTCAGATACGATTGAGTATCTGGAAGAGACATTTGACAACCAGGCGGCAGGAGTCCCCGAAGTCTTTGGCGAAGGTGTTACCAAGCCGAAGTCTGACATCCGGTATGAAGAGAAAACGTCTGTTGTGAAACAGATCGCTCACTACATCCGCGTGTCGAACAAGATGATCGAGGACGCGCCACAGCTCCAGCTAGCAATCGACTCTCGCCTGTCCTACGGACTGGACAAGGAAGAGGAAGATCAGCTGCTTTGGGGTACTGGTGCAAGCAACGATCTGACTGGTATTATGAATACCTCGGGTATTCAAGACTACGCAACGGGCATCACCCGTGGTGCGGGGCTGACCCCGGCAGACACCTTGCTTGACAAGATCAGACGGTCACGTACCAACGTCGAAATGGAATTTCTCGAAGCCTCCGGTGTGGTTCTCCACCCGATAGACTACGAAGAGATCGAACTACTCAAAGGAACAGACGCTAGGTATCTGTGGGTAACAGTCACAGACGGCGGAGTTCCGCGGGTATGGCGACTCCCGGTAGTCGAGACTGTTTCAATGGCAGTCCCGGCAGGAACCGGCGAGAGACATGCGTTGGTCGGCGCTTTCAAAATGGGCGCAGCGATCTTTGATCGCACCGGAACGAACATCGAAATTGGTTATGCCAATGACGATTTCATCACCAACTATAAGCGAATCCGAGCTGAGAAAAGGCTCGCTCTTATAGTCTGGAGACCGGCTGCTTTCATCGACATCAAGACCGAAGATGCAGGAAGCTAAGTAAATTCGGGGAGGGGGTGACCCCTCCTCTTTTTCTCTCTTAAGGAGGGCATGATGGATAAGCAAACATTTCTGGAGATCGTAGAGCTGACCAAGAGGGCAGACGACCGCCCGAGCAACCTGGTAAACCTTATACGACGGCCAAACTCTTTTCACTACTATAAACTTTTCGTACATCTAGCGCGGGCAATGAATCCCGGGCTGATTGTCGAGTTGGGCACCAATCAGGGTGTTGGCGCTCTGCACTTTCGTTATGGTTCCCCCACGGCGAAGATCATCACCGTCGATATAGTGAGAACTCAAAAGATCGAAGACCGACTGATTGACTATGGTGTCAAGGGCGTAATTTGTGACGCGACCGAGTACGCCGTGCAGGTTAAAGACGGGACAGTCGATATCTGCTTCATAGATGCCAACCACCTGTATGAAGACGTTAAATCGGATGCCGCCGCATGGATACCCAAGATGCGGAAAGGCGGCGTGGTCATGTTTGACGATATCTGGCTCAAGGAGTACCCGGTTGGTGTTGAGACCGGCATGAAGAGATTCTGGGATGAGCTGGAAGGCGACTTCGAGAAGTTGGAGGTCAAATACCTCCATCCATCTGTCAACTTTGGGGTGCTTATAATTTGAAACACTTCCTAATCACACGATTCCACTATGGCAAGGACTACCCCAACCTGAATCAACGACTACAGCTATTCCGGCAGTATACCCGTCCGTCCGTCGAGGCCCAAACTGACCAGAACTTCGAGTGGTTGATACTAGGTGAGCCGCCCATTAACATCCCGGGGGCAAGGAAGTTCGGCGATCAGCTACCCGCACCCTTACCTACCACTATGAAAGAAGCTTACCTGGATTACATTCGAGAGGTCAGCAAGGATGAGGACTACGTGTTAATGACCCGTCTTGACAACGATGACATGTTGATGCCAACCTTTATGAAAGAAATCCATAACCAGGTGCATGAACCGGGGCTTCTCTATGAGTTCTTGGGCTATCGCCTAGACCTCCGCAACGGCAGATTTTATAAAGATAAAATCCACACTAAGGATATAACGTCCCCCTTCACAACGCTTGTTTCCACACCGCGCAACTTAAAGACTGTTTACTATTGCAATCACTCGAAAATGGGGAATATATTCGGCTATACCCTCATTAAGAAACGGGGCTGGGTGCAGATCATCCATGATACAAACTGGCTCTTGAATCGGTGCAGTCCCAGAACAACCGCAGGTAAAGGCACCAAGACTGTGCTCCACCCCTTTGTTAAAAGGCTAATGGAGTCTTGCCATCCGCCCGCTTGAGTAGTATAATAAATGTAATGTAACCAACCAAGAACAGGTGTATACCATGACAAAGATTATAATTCAAGGACACGGAATGGTTGGTACAACCCTCCACCAAGGTCTCAAAGCACTCGGCTACCATGACATTGCAATCCACGACCCCTTCAAGGGATATATTGTATCCCCCAACTCCGCCACCATGGAGGCTGCGGACGTTCTCTTCTACTGTGTAAATGAGCTTGATGGCAGGATAACCGACGGAAGCCTACTTGAGAAAATGGTTGGTAAACTGGTCATTATCAAGACCACGCTCAATGTGGGAGAAACCGAGCTTATCCAGAGTATCCTACCCGGCGTGAAGATAGTCTTCATGCCCGAGTTCCTACGGGAAGCCACCCCACTGGACGACTTCCTACACCCCGATCACGTTGTCTTCGGCGCGGTCGAACAGGAGTACTCAGAACTGGCCAACGAGGTTTTCATTGGGTTGCCGGGTACTCGCTACTACGTGGAGCCAAAAGAGGCCGAATTGATTAAGCTGGTATCGAACACCTACCCCCTTATCAAGCTGGTTTTCTTCAACCAGCTATTCGACTTTTGCCAAGAGCGGGGCATCAACTATGACCGCGTAATCGCACCCCAACGAAGGAACAAATTCAATAGTGGCACATATATGAACGTTATCGACAAAGGGGGGCGGGGCGGTGGCGGCAAGTGCCTGCCGAAAGACTTGGACATACTAAGACAATCCATGTCGAGCGGGCTGCTTGATGAGATCAAGCGGATAAATGATGGCTTGCTGGCCAAGTACCCCAAGAAACCATGATGAAAGCAAAGAACCTATTTGTGTACGGCACCAGGCCGGAGCTGATTAAGCTCTACCCGGTCATTCGGCACACCGAAGACAAGTATGTGGTCTGTACCGGCCAGCACAAGGAGTTGCTGGATAAGACGCTGATCGAACCCGATCTGGAGCTTGACACCATGAAGCACGGCAAGCGACTACTCACCAAGGTGGATGCCATCCTGTGCCACATGTCATGGATAATCGAGTTTGTACAGCCCAAGCTAGTGATTGTACAGGGCGACACGGCAACCGCCTTTGCCACGGCGTTGACGGCCTTCCACCAGGAGGTGCAGGTGGCCCACGTTGAAGCGGGCTTGCGAACGTTCGACAAGTATGAGCCATGGCCCGAAGAAGTCTACCGGCAATTTATCTCCTCAGTATCCGACATCCACTTTGCCCCAACCAAACATGCGGCGGCTAATCTGGAGCGGTCGGGCTTCTATGACGCGGGCAACACCATTTATATCACTGGCAACACGGTAGTCGATGCTGTGCGGGAGCTGGCCCCCGAGACCACGATTACCCCAAACGTTTTGGTCACCATCCATCGTAGAAACGCCCCGGTCGGTATGTACTCCACGGGGATTATCAAACTGGCCAGAGAGTTCCCCCATATAAGCTTTCGGGTAGTTATACATCCAAACCCTACCGGCCAAGCGCTCAAGGAATTTTTGAGAGACAAGCCGGGTATCGAACTCGTCGAACCGCTGAGTTACTTAGACTTCTTGGCAGAACTCGCCAAGTGCTACATGGTGATGACAGACAGCGGCGGACTTCAAGAGGAAGCCCCCACGCTCCACAAACCAGTAATTGTCTTGCGCCAACGCACCGAGCGACCAGAAGGTGTCGGGCAGGGCGCATTTCTCGCCAGAGATGCTAAGGAGATGATAGAGGTCGCTAGGCGACTCCTCACCGGGCCAATATTCTACATCAATGCGGCCACTGCTAAGAACCCCTTCGGGGACGGTCACGCCGGAGAGAAGATCGCAGCGGTGTTGAACCGTGCATAGCCCCTTGATTGTCTACCTAGCACAACACAGCTATTCGGTTGGCTCTGCTTATAAATATTTTACGCTTATGCAAAGACACCACGGTGGTCTGCTTCTACGGAGCAAACGAGCCGTGGCCGTAATACAAGACTTCCGACCCGACATTATGGCACTAAAACCAGACCTCCTAGTATGCCGCGGAGACTGGTTGAAGTACTACCAAATAGCCATTGAGCAAAAGGTACCCTATATCCTGATCGAACAGGATGTCCATAGCCTCCGCACCAAGCTACTGAAAAGGCAGATGCAAATAGAAAAGGAAATGATCGAGAACGCGGCAGGCGTTATCTTTACCAGTGAAGATCACCGAACGTATTGCAAAAAGAAGTACAACCTACCAACTAATAATGTTGTAATATATCTCCGGCCACTCCTCGAAGACCTGGCCTGGGAACCTATGAAAAAGCTGCCCGGCAAGAATCTGGTCTACGCAGGCGGAGTTATTCAAAAACCGAATGGGGGCAACTATGGCTATCGGTGTTATAAGCGAGTTTTTAAGGCTTTCATAGATGCCGGATGGACAATTCACCTCTATGGGAGCAAAAACCAATACATTACTGTTAGGGCGTATGGTGAAATAAACAGGGAGAGTACAGAGGACGACCCAGGATATAAAATTGTCCCACACGGTTGGATACCCTACCGAGACCTGCTTCGGGAAATGAGTCAGTACACCGCAGGATTACAAGCATACGCTAAGGTTGATGTGGATGAACAGGCGTTTGCCTATACACAAAC